GACGCATTCTCTATGATATCCTTGTCTAAAGTCACTCGAGTTTCAAGTAGTTCCTCGTTGATTCTGAGGAATTTATCAAAACCGAGTGATTCCAAACCAGGTCGATTGTACAACGCACGCTTACGCATGCGACTCAATAATCGTTGGACAGCAGGATCTTCTTGCTTAAGGCAATTATTGAGGTCAGTTGACAAATTTTGAAACAGACTATCTAGTCTAGTCTCATTAGTCTTGCTCATGGAATATCTCCCAATGATTGAAATGATTAAAAGAGGATGTTACAATACGCCAGTTATTACTGTATCAGCAATACCTGACGCTTGGGCCCATCCAGTTCCAAAGTGAGCTGAAATTAAAGCTCTTAATTCTTCTGGTTCATATGTATCCGAACCAGCTGGAACTTCAATGATAGTCGTAATACGAGCTACCATGATCATCTGATTAACAGCAGGCTGAGCACCTTTACGGGTGATCAGTTTGTACTGATTCATCGGAATATTTTTAATCACACCAGTCACAGGATTTATCTGTGGCAAGGTTTTGAGAACTACAGGACGAAAGAAGCTGATCGTAAATGGTTTGGAAACCGTATTCGTATCAACGTTCGACTGTGTCCCACCTAATGCAGTAACCGCATATTGTTTCCCATTCATAGAAGGGGGAACATCAGCAGAAATTGTGTATGTCGGTGAGGTTAGACCAGTAACAGCGGCTCCAGTAATTGGAGATGATGGTGCAAAAGACATAGTAAGTCTCCTTATTTCTTGCTGCCAAGTATGGCAGTGAGGTTGAGCAATTTGTTAATTGCATTATTAGCTACTTCATCTCTTGTTTTGAAACGAAGTGGCGCGTGTGGTAAAATACCTAGCGCGGTCCGTGTCAATTCAAAGTAAGAAAACTTAGTCGGCTCCATGTAGAAACTCAAAATTTGAGTTCCAGCATTAGGTTTCGGCTTATAAGTTTCTTCACCCGTAACACGGTATCTGATGGTCTGATACAGATAGATGGAATTTCCTGGATTACCAGAAAAAGTATCTTCTAGAAAAGACCCAGCTGTTGTAAAATAATCAACAAGCCAGCTGTATGGAAGTAATTCCCATGCAGTCGGAATAACAGACGAAATATCAAAACCAAGGTGTTTAGCCATGGTATAATTATTCGCTGACTTGAGGTTAAAACGATAACCAGCTGTTATCTTACATGATAAGTCGTGATACCAAGCAGACCGTCTCTCTACGAGGGCTCCATAAGAGCCTGTAGCGAGAGTCTGATTGGAACTTTTCCAATCACGAGCGTACACTCCATACTCCCTGATCATATGGTCATCTCTTGCGAGATAACTATTCACAGAGGAGACGGCGTCGTCAACGGCAGCTAGAGTCGGTAGTATACCGAAACTCCAGTTTAACCATTGGTCCGACGCCCAGTTCTTGAGTGACGCTCCGCGCCGTCTACTATTCGAAACAGATTTTACTAACGTAGTCGCTGAATTAACAAGACCACCTATAGTTTTAGGTAGTTCTCGTAGTTCAGCAACGTTAGTAAGCTGATTCGATTGACCGGTGAACTCACGTAGTTTCCTCTTTAAGCGACTAGAAGCTTCAGTCGCAACTGAGCCAGTATCATAAAGAACTGACGGTAGCGGGGAAGGGTAGTAAGTTTCAAATCGATAGCCTTCGTAATTAGCCGTATTAGACATCATACGGACAAAACCGGGCGTGCAGTTGTATACACGTCTAGTATAATTACTTCCAGCATCGATACCCTTAAGGATACGATCTTTGTAACCTGGGTTGGTTTGTCCATTTTGTACATCATAACCTAACAAAAACATAGACCGAGAGATTGTGTTATCAAACCACTTTCTCTGGTTTTTGTCGTAGTAACGGTCAATGACAACTGATGGAACGGTATTAGGTTTTTGAATATTCCTAATGCCCATGTTTCACGAACCACTAGTAATGGTGGCCGTAGAGGAGTTCTTCAATATACTTAAAAAGGCGTCATTATACTGAATTAAAGCCGAACTGTAATCAGGAAAATATACTATCGTAAAAGATAATAAAATTAGATAGATTACAGCTAAAAGTTTTAAATTCA